GCATTGTTGATGCAGAGGTGACCAAATGACTTACGAAGCCAAGATTGAATTTTTCCTTGATGACGGTCAGCTTTGCCAGATTGCAGTGATTGACTATTGCAAGACAGAGCCAAACCCAAGTACATGGGACAGCGACATTGACTTCTATGGCGGTGAGGAATTTGATTACGAATTGCTTGATATGGAAGGCAAGATTATCAAGCCTGACTTGAGCGACAAAGAGATTGCAGAAATTGAAGAAGCAATTTCAGACTTCTTTGAAGGTGACAGTTATGACGATTAACTTTCCATTTCCACCAGCAACAGGCGCAGTTCCTTGGACTGCCAAACAAATCAAAGAATACGCGCAACAACAACGCGCACAACTGCCAGAGGCTCCGCTATGAAAGAGTATTGGATGATTATTTTGACAATGTGGACAACGGGGTGGGTCACTTTTGCGGCGACAAAAGTTGGCGAAATGACCCAACCAAGTCAAGTCACTGAAATGCTGCCTTTTACATTCTTTTTGATTACGGCGTTTCCAGCTTTGCTTGGCTTCCTGATTGGTAAGGAAACAAAATGACAACACAAACAGAAGCATTGAAGCTGGCGCTTGAGGCGTTGGAAAAGCTGTGGAATATTATTGATGACATTGATACCTATGGCGACATGGCAAAGGGTGATGAAAAACTATATCGCGCATTGGTTGAACGCAGACAACGCACAAGGTTTGAAGAAACTGGCATTTCAACTGATGGGTATGAACTGAATGGTGGAGCTATTACCGCCATCAAAGAAGCCTTGGCACAAGAGAAAGCCTTACAAGCCTTGCATGACGAGAATGAACGGCTTGGGCTATACAAGGATGCTTATGCACAGCAAGAGCAGGAACCTGTTGGTTATTTCAACGCAAATAGCGATGGGAAATGGGAGCAAAGCGATTCAAACGATGGTGTGCCTTTTTATGCTGCACTTCCACCACAACCCAAAGAGCCAGCCGTGTCGGAGACACATAAGCAAAAGTACCGCCGTGGTAACCGATTGATATGCCTTGAGACAGAGGAATACTGCGTTATTCATATTTCAGGCACAGACCGCCAGTGGGTTAAGTTTCCTGATTCACACGTTGGTGTTTATACAAACGAGCAAGTTGCAGAGTTGTTTGAGTTGTTGCCCAAAGAGACAGAGCAGGAGTTTACAAACGATTGGAGCGAATGGCGTGGCATGGTTGTGCAAAATTTAATGCGTCACGGCATCGACAAAGACTTTGCAAGACGCTTGGCGCACTTCTACCAAGATAAAGCACCACAACCAAAAGAGCCAGAGCAGGAGCCTGTGGCGTGTATCGGATACTGGAATCAAAAAACAGGTGCGTACTACAAACCAGACCAAATTTCAGCATCACATAAAAAGCTGATTGAAGATGGCATATTGCGCCGTTGCTACACCACCCCACCAAAGCGCAAGCCGCTAAGTGGTTACATCAACGGGGCTGGAATCAACGCAAATGACTCGCCTCACATTGTTGTTGAGAAGCTTGAACGAGCCATCGAAGCCGCCCACAATATTAAGGAGTAAGACATGGATCAATGTATGAATTGCACGGTTAGAGGCGACCTTGATGCTTGCATGGAAACACCTTGCAGTCAGCATGAATCTTGGTATGCGCAGACATTAAAAGCACAGCGCACATGGGAAGGGTTAAGTGTGTTTGAGATAAACGACCTTGTGGAAAACACAGAGTATGAAGACTATCGCGGACTTGTTGAAGCAACAGAAGCAAAACTTAAAGAAAGAAACACATGACGAAAGATGACATGATTGCAATGCTTCGTGGCGTTGGATGCGATGAAAACACAATTACGGCTATGTCAAACGCTTACGACCTTGGCTTTGAATACGCCAAAGAGACTATGTTGGCTTTGCCTGTTGTGACTTTGCCATTGGAGACTAAATGACAAAAGAAGACGCCTTAGAACTTATAAAGTTGCTTTCAGCACTTGAATCATGGTCGTTTGCAGATAAACATCTGCTGCCAGACTACCTTTACGAAAAAATTGCAAATGCAATGGAAAAGCTAGAAAAAGCGATTTTGAAATGAGGATTGCAGCTAAGACAGATGCAAATCAAACGCAAATTACATCGGCGCTACGGGCGGCTGGCGCTAAAGTTCAATCTCTGGCGGCTATTGGCAAGGGCGTACCTGACTTGCTTTGCCAATACGAAGGCGCGTTCTATCTTATTGAGGTCAAGGACGGCAGAAAACCGCCATCGCAGAGGAAATTAACTGAAGACCAAGTGAAGTGGCATGAGGAATGGAAAAGCGCCTTCTTGGGCGTTGTAGAAAGTCCTGACGAAGCATTGAAATTTATTGGAGCAATCAAATGACAAAAGCATTGAAAAAACAAGTTGGTGGAACGCATTACAAAGACATGGCAATTCAGCCAGCAGAATTCATTTACATGAACGACATTGGTTTTTTTGAAGGCAACGTGGTCAAGTACGTCAGCCGCTGGCGCGATAAGGGTGGCATTGCTGACCTTGAGAAAGCCAAGCACTACATTGATATGCTGATTGAGTTTGAGAGCCGATGAGATACGATTTAATCGACCAACAACAGGCTAGTGCTTTGATGCAAAGCCTGTGGCCCAAGGTCAAGGCGGCATTGGCAGCAGGGCGCAAGCTGACGCTGGAAGTCAAAGACGCAAGCAAAAGCCGTGAACAAGAAGAAAAGTATCACGCAATCATTGGTGACATTGCCAAGCAAGCCAAACACATTGGCTCCAAATGGGATGCTGAAGATTGGAAACGCTTGCTAGTTGACCAGTTTGCCCGTGACCGCATGATGTACGGTGCGCCAATCCTGCCTAACCTAGACAACACAGGAATTGTGCAACTTGGCGTTCAAACAAGGCATTTCACCAAAGAACAAGCCAGCGAGTTTGTTGAGTTCTTGCTTGCCTGGTGCGCTAACAACGGAATTGAACTAAAGGAAACAATATGAATGAATACGCAAGTGAAGCAGAAACAGACGCTTTGATTGTCAAAGATACACGCACAGACAACATGAAAATGCTTGATAAGGTGCTTGATGAACGTGGCGCAAATGAGCAAGGCGTTGATTCCTACCCAATCTTGTACCAAATTGCGCTTGAACTAATTGAACACGCAAGAGGTGAGGCATGACACAAGATGAAATCATTGAGATGGCTGTTCAAGTTGGTGCAAACAAAATGGTTAGTTGTCTGACTGCACCAAAAGGCCCGATAACTGCAATAAATTTTGATTTAGACAACAGAAGCCTAGAAGCCTTTGCCAAACTGGTAGCAGCTAAAGAGCGTGAACGCATTAAAGAAGAACAACAGCGATGTTATGTGGTGAGAGGTGAAGCATGAGCAAGCCTCGCAAGAAATACAAGCCAAAAGGCATACGACCAGACCCGATTTCGTGGGTCATCTCAGGATTCAAAAAAGTCGCAGACGTTCCAGACGCAGGCACTAAGCTGTTGTTAAAAAACCATGTTTCTTTTGACGAAATACGAGAAGGCCGTGGAGACACTGGGCACGTTGATAACCTAATTTCAATGGTGAACTGTGCTGAAGCCTTGGCAAAGCGCCAGCTTGGTCGTGATTGGCTAGAGGAAATCAGAGAAGCGCAGGATGCAATCTTTCACATGGCACAGCGCGGGGTAAGTGGTAAACCATTTATTTTTACGGGTGAGGAGCTAAAAGCCGTGGAGCTTATTCTTTCCTTACATGATGAACAGTTAAAGCAGTGTTCAGTTAGAACGCTTGAGTTAGCATTGGATGACATTTCCAAAGAGTTCAAAGGTAACAAAATGCGAAGAATTGAAGCGATTGCATGATTCAAAAACACACATACGTTAGAAGCAAGAAGCTCTTAGAAGCCGCAAGAGAGATTCCTTGCCAACACTGTTACGCTGAAGACGGGACTGTTGTAGCTGCCCACACGAATTGGGGTGGTGGTAAAGGAATGGGGCGCAAGGCAGATGACAACATGATTGCCAGCCTTTGCTTTACCTGTCACGCCTCTATCGACCAAGGGTCTACACTAACAAGAGAACAACGACAGGACTTATGGCAGATGGCGCACAGAAAGACGGTGCAACGCTTGGTATCTGCAAAGCTGTGGCCTCAAGACGTACCAGTGCCTGACCTAAGACGGTATTACGAACTAGAATAAGGTGCAATTTGCAGTTGCACTTATGGGTAGTTGATTCTGCCCACTTTTTTGGTAAAATCCAAGAAACACCGAAAGGCAACCAATGAGCGGACTTTTAGCGCCAGCAGCGGAAATCAAGATTGAAATCGAGGAAATCGAGGCAGAAAAGCCCGTCATCGAAGGCTTGACCGCAGAATCAAACAAAAAAACCCGTGACACACTGGTTGAAACACAAATGCTTGGCCCTGTTAAGACAGGTCAGCCAAACAGCGACTACTGGCGCAGTCTAGCTAACGTCTGGCGCATCTCTCCTGACCAGGCTAAACGCAACCTGTGCGCTAATTGCGAATACTTTGATGATTCACCCGAGATGCTTGAGGCTATGGAAGTTGTGCCACAAGACGAATTTGACAAAGACGGTGGTGGTCGCGGTTATTGCAACAAATTCGAAGTGATTTGCCATAATTTGCGCACTTGCAAGGCTTGGGAAAAAGCCGAGCCGATGAAAGAAGCCGATGAAGACTAAGCTCACAAAGGCAGGCCAAGCCAAAGTTGGTCGCGTAATGTCAGAGTATAAAAAAGGCGAATTGCATTCAGGTAAGGGCGGCAAAGTCGTCACTAACCCAAAGCAAGCAATCGCAATCTCTATCTCTGAAGCCGCAAAGCTGATGAAAAAACGGATGAAGTAATGGCTGATTGGAGAGTAACCGACCCTTTGGTGGCTGCTGCTGTTAAAGCTGGCGGTCTACTTTCTAATGTGATGCCTCAAGGGATGATGACGCCTGCAAGAATCCTTGATGAAACAGTTAGTGGAAATCAAAAGTCAATCACAGAGCAAGATTTAACTCCTGAACAACTCAAATTCCTTAAAGACTTGATTGCTAATAAGGAAGAATACGCAAAAAAGACGGAAACGCCTTCAGGAACCATAAATTACGAAGACTACAAGCGTTATGCAGAGCAATTACCAGAAGGTCAGCGAGTCTTTAACAAGACGCCTGGTCTCTTAAGTGTTCTAGACCCATACGGTCAAATGCAAACAACGCTTGGTCAATTCCGATACACAAACGGAAAAGATGGCATCAACATCCGTGATGTTTACGACTTCAACAACCTACAAAGCCAAGCTGGTGCAATGGAAACAGCTTTAGGAATGTATGGCGCTGTTAGAGACTACGCTGGAAGACAAGTTCCAGAAGGCGCAGGAAGACCAGTAAACATCAACCTAATTAGTGAAACGCCACAATCAACTAAGAAAAAGAAAAGTCTGTTAGACTAAAGTTATATCAACTAAACCAACGAGCCGTAAGGAATTGGTAAACAAATGAATAAACACTATAAATGGTATGTCTATGAACTAATCAATCCTATTGATGGAAAGACGTTCTATGTGGGCAAAGGTTCTGGTAACAGAATAGAGTATCACGAGAAAGAAGCGCTAAAAGAGGTATGCTCAAAAAAGTGCAATAAAATCAAGCACATATGGTCGCTTGGATTTGAAATTCACCGTAGAAAAAATGCCTTGTTTTGGGATGAGCAAGCTGCATACGATCATGAAACCGATCTAATTGCCGAGATTGGTTTACAAAACCTAACAAACATCATGCCTGGCGGTCAAACAGCGTTTGATCGTAGGTTGGTTGAACGTAGTTTGCGCCAGCAAAATGAGCCAAGGCCGTTTAAAGAATATTTAGCCAAGCTGCCAGCAGAAAGTGCCTTCTTTGATAGGTTTGCTGAGTGGTTTAAGGCTGGATTACACAATGGTGGAACAATCGTAGCTACTGCTAAAAACGATAAATTTAAGTTTCATGCAACTATTACAGAGGTTGCATATAACAAGATATTGCCAATGTTTTGGAGCTTGATTAAGGCTGATGACGAATCATTGCAAATCTTCACAGAAAAGATGAAATATCACAAAGTGGAGCTATGTTATGGCGGCGCGTAAAAATAAAGTAAATTTGAGCGATAACTGGAAGGATGGCATTAGAGCCTCTTTGCTTATGCGTAGGCTTTATGATAATTCGCTTGGGCAAGTTGAAATGACTAACCAACAAATTAAATCTGCACAAATCGTATTGGCAAAACTTGTCCCCGATCTTGCCCGTACCGAACACGTTGGCGACAATGACGGCCCGATTGAGATGAAGGTTACATGGGCGAAATAGTCATTCCCTACTCGCCAAGGGAGCAACAATCTCAAATTCACGACCTGATAGACGATAAGCGTTTCTCAGTCGTTGTGGCGCATCGAAGGATGGGCAAGACTGTTTCGGCTATCAATCACCTGATTAAAGCCGCAATCCTGAATGGCAAAGAAGCGCCTCGCTATGCCTACATTGCTCCAACCTACGGACAAGCCAAGCGGGTAGCGTGGGACTACCTTGTGAAGTACGCAATGCCAATGGGCGGGACTGAGAATATTTCAGAGCTTCGGGTTGACTTTTGGGGTAGACGCATCCAGCTTTATGGCTCAGATAATCCTGAAAGCCTTCGCGGTCAATACTTTGACGGGGTGATTCTTGATGAAATCGGCGACCAAAACCCAAAAATATGGACTGACATTGTTCGACCTGCACTTGCAGACAGACTTGGTTGGTGCTTATTTATCGGAACGCCTAAAGGCCACAATCACTTCAAAGAACTACGCGATAGGGCAGAAACAGAAGCCGATTGGGGTTTACTTGAGTTCAAAGCCTCAGAAACCAAGGTAATTGCTGCCTCTGAGTTGATTGCCGCTAGGTCTGAGATGGGTGACGACAAATACCTTCAGGAGTTTGAGTGTTCGTTTGATGCCGCTGTTGAGGGTTCTTACTACGGATCACTAATTAACGACCTAGAGGAAAAGAAGCATATCCAAGAGATTCCAAGGGATGACCTTTGTAAGCTAGTCACAGCTTGGGACTTGGGTATGGGAGACAGTACGGCTATTTGGGTAGCTCAAATTGCAGGCTCAGAGATTCGCTTGATTGACTATTACGAGAACAACGGTGTAGGTCTAGACAATTACGTCACCTGGTTGCGCAACAACAATTACGACAAAGCCGAGCATATCTTGCCGCATGACGTACAGGTGAGGGAGCTTGGCACAGGTAAAAGCCGCATGGAGATGCTAACTGACGCCGGCCTAGAGATCAAAATCGCACCTCGCATGGGTGTTGATGATGGTATTCAGGCAGTTCGTCGGATATTGCCTCGATGCTGGTTTAATGTGCCAAACGTCAAAATTGGCTTGAACGCGCTAAAGAACTATCGCCGAGCATACGATGAAAAGCGCAAAATCTACTTTGAGCGCCCACTACACGATTGGTCGTCACACGCCAGTGACGCTTTCCGTTACCTTGCCATCGGGTTAGACGAATCCACGTCTACTTGGGGCAAATCTATTAACCAACCTCCAAAATGGGTAGTCTGATGCTAATTATGAAACAAGGCAATATTGCCGACCCTCGAAAAATCGCCGAACTAGAGCAGCGCCTGGAGGTATTGGAGAATCTAGTTAACGCGCTACAATTGGAGCAACGCCCTCGCATGGGCAGGCCACCAAAGGTATCAGATGAGCCAAGACAAACTAAAGTCGATAGTACAAGCCGAGATTGATGGAAGTCTTGGTTTCTTAGAAACAGAAACAACACAGCAGCGCCAAGAGGCGTTGCAAGCCTACCTTCGTAATCCATACGGAAATGAGGTCGAAGGAAAGTCAAGCATCGTCACAGGTGAAGTGGCAGAAGCCATTGATGGCGCTTTGCCGCCTTTAGTGCGAATCTTCACTGCCTCGGATGAGGTTGTTCGCTTTGACCCTCGCGGCCCTAACGATGAAGCTGGCGCTAAACAAGCCACTGAGTACGTCAACTGGGTTTTCAACCGTGACAATGCAGGCACGATCATTCTTCACAACTGGTTCAAAGATGCGCTCTTGCAAAAGGTTGGCGTAGTCAAAGCCTATTGGGAAGACAAAGAAGATGTGCGCAAAGAAAAGTACCGCGATCTGTCTGAGGACGAGCTTGCAATGCTGTTGTCTGATAAGACAATGGAAGTTGTGGAGAAAGATGAAGTAGAGAATCCTTTACTTGACCCGCAAGGTAACGAAGTGATTGACCAAATGGGTCAGCCAGTTACTTACAAGTCTTTCAGTGTTACTGTGGCTAAGAAATCAAAGTCAGGCCATGTGGTCGTTGAGAACGTCCCGCCAGAGGAGTTCTTGATCTCTAAACGTGCAAAGACAATTGAAGATTCGCCATTTGTTGCTCACCGCCGATTGATGACCCGCAGCGACTTGATCTCTATGGGCTTTGATGAAGACACAGTGAACGGCTTGCCTTCATCTAGTGCTTTGACATACACGCCAGAGCATTTGGCTCGTTTCTCCAATGGTGAATTGGCTGAAGACTTGGCAGGTGGCGACGAGACAATGACCACGATTGAGGTCTTTGAGTGCTACGTTAAGTGCGATATGGATGAAGACGGGATTGCAGAGCTTCGCCAAGTGTTCTTTGCTGGCAATGAGATTCTGAGTGATGAAGAATGTGATTACGTCCCTTTCTACTCAATCTGCCCTATTCCAGTCCCTCACAAGTTCTTTGGTCAATCATTGGCAGATCGCACAACCGACCTGCAACTGATTAAAACTACGATTACACGCCAGATTCTTGATAATCTATACCTGACAAATAACGCCCGTGTCACGGCTGTTGACGGTCAGGTAAACATGGATGACCTGCTTACCTCCACCGCTGGTGGTGTGATTCGCGTGAAGTCTGCTGGTGCTGTTAATCAGCTTACAGTTCAAAACGTGGCTGCCCAGGCTTTCCCAATGCTGCAATACTTGGACACAATCCAACAAAAGCGCACTGGTGTAACAGAAGCAAGCCAAGGCCTTGACCCTTCTATTCTGCAAAACGTCACTGCTGCTGCTGTTGCTTCTATGCAACAAAGCGCTGCTGGCAAGATTGAGATGATTGCTCGAATCTTTGCTGAGACTGGCGTGAAAGAGTTGTTCAAAGGAATTTTGCACCTTCTTTGTAAGTACCAAGACAAGCCTCGTATCGTTCGTATGCGTGGTAACTATGTCTCGTTTGACCCTCGTGAGTGGTCGAATCAGTACGATGTGGACATTAACGTTGGCCTTGGTGCTGGCAACCGCCAAGAGCAAATGGCAATGTTGAACATGGTTCTTGCCAAGCAAGAGCAAGTGCTTCAGACAATGGGGCCTGCTAATCCTTTGGTGACAATGGGCCAATACCGCAACACATTGGGCCGTATGGTTGAAGCTGCTGGTTTCAAAGACTCTGCTGAGTTCTATAAGGCAATCACGCCTGAACAAGATCAGATGATGAGCCAACCGCAACAACCTCAACAGCCACCAGTACCGCCTGAAGTCCAAGCATATATGGCTAAGACACAGGCAGACATTCAAGCCCAACAAATGAAGGCTAAAGCTGACATTGAACTTGCACAACAGAAAGCTATTGCTGAATTGCAGTTGATGCGCGAAAAGAACGCAGCTCAGATTCAGTTGGAGCGTGAGAAAGCTGCTGCAAATCTTCAACTAAAAGAAGAAGAATTTATGGCTGAAGCTCGATTAAAGGCCATGAAGGTTGGTGCTGGCATTACTTCTAACGTTGAAATTCCAAGTTAAGGAGCTAATATGGGATTCTTTAGTAATTTTGTAAGCAACCCAATTGGCACTATTGGAGAAGTTGGTCAAGGTGCTATTGACACAGTAAAAGATGCAGGCTCACAGCTTGACGACTTTGTAAATGAAAATGTGCCTGGTGGATGGGCTGGCGCTATTCTGATAGGCGCTGGCGTTTATTACGCCCCAGAAATCGGCGCTTACTTTAGTTCAACTGGTGAGGCAATGACAGCAGAACAAGCTGCTGCCGCAACTGCCGAGGCTGGTGCTTCTGCTGCTGCCCCAGAACTTACTGCCGCTGAAGTAAACGCTTTGATTGCACAAGAGCAAGCTGCAAACATGACGGCTGCTGAGATTAACGCAATGATTGCAGAAGAAGCCGCTACCGCTGCTGCCGCAACACCGTCTCAAGTAGCTGCCGCAAAAGCTGCTGGAATGTCTACTCTTGACTATTTGAGAGGCGGCCTGCTTCTTAATGCAGTAACTGGCGACCCATTAGGCTTGGCTGGTGAGCAACCAAGTGGCGGCACTGGTTCAACAGGTTTTGGCATTGTTCCAATTCCTAAAGAATGGCAAGTCCCAACTTATGCACAATCAGCCGCACCAATTGATCTGAATACTATCTTTAGCAATCAGAATATGCTTGGCGGCACACAGTGGCAAGGACTGCAAGCACAACAACCAAATGTTTCATTCAATGATATATTTGCCGCAGGACAACAACAAACGCCAATGGGTACACCCGTTGACATTAACCAGATCGTGAGTTCTATCCTTGGACAAGCCGCAACTAGCCAAAAACCTGCTTAATGACGAATTTTTCAAAGGCGAGATTGAAGCCTTGAAGAACTTGGAATTGCAGACAATCGTTTACTCGCAACCTAATCAGGTTGAAGAACGAGAAGTTGCATATTCACGGATAAACGCATTACAATTAGTTATCGCGCATTTTGAATCAATTGCCGCCTCAAGCGAGATTGCCAAAAAGCGCTGGAAGATTCTGTAACGTAAGTTACCTGTGGCATCCAGTTGATGCTGACAATTTGGGTAGAAAATGAGCGAAAACACGACACCTGCGGGTAGTGAATCGTTAAATGTGAATCAAGCTGCAAATGCTTTTTTCGGCATGATGGGTACTGACGAAGGCGCTGACAACAGCCAACCAGATGAAGTAACCGAAGACGAAGAAGTCATTGAAAGCGAAGTCGAATCTGAGTTGGTGGATTCTGAAGAAGATGAACAAGAGAAGCAAAGCACTTTTAAGGTCAAAGCGGCTGGCGAAGAACGTGAAGTAACTCTTGAACAGCTTATTGAGGGCTACCAATTAGGCCAAGACTACACAAAGAAAACCCAAAAGCTCTCTGAAGATAAGCGTGTCGTTGAAGCTGAACGCACAAAGATCGCAGAGGCAAACAAATTAAGAGATCAGTACGCCCAACGTTTGCAGATGATGGAACAATTCCTGAATCAGCAAAACAAAGGTGAAAATCTTGAGGCTTTGAAAGAAGTTGACCCTATCGGTTATGCCGTGAAAGTCGCTGAACAGAACCAACGAGAGAAGCAGTTAGCAGTCCTGCAACAAGAACAGCAA